CATCCGATCCCCAGGTCGCCGCCGACCCAGGGCACGACGGTCAGCCCCTCGACCTCGGCGAGCGTGTCGACGAGGATCGCGGCGGGGCAGGCTTTGCCTTGGACGACGACGCGGGCGGGGTTGTCGGCGTCCACGAACCCGCGGAACCACTCGGGTAGCCACTCGGCCCACCCCTGGCCGGGGCGCGCGGCCACGATTTCCACCTGGAGGCGGCCGCTGGCCTGGGGGCCGCAGGCGGCCACGTAGGCCGCGCCACGGTCCCATGAGACGTCCACGGCGTAGGAGATCGGGGCGTCGTCGGGGATGATGCCCCGCGGGTCGGTGCACGCCTCCCAGGCGCCCTCAGGGAACGGGCCAACGGCCATGACGGAGACCCATTGGCACATGCACTCGGTGCGGAAGACGGGCTCCGGGTCGGTGGCCTCAGCGGCCTCCAGGGACGCCTCCTCGACCGTGTACCCGAGCGACGGATTCGACTCGGCCCACCCGTCACGGTCCGTGGTGGACCGCCCCGGGGCGGCCGAGTACTCAATGAGGCACAGGGAGTCGCCGCCGGAAGCGGTCAGGTCCGTGTCGTCAGCGTTGATGCCGTCGGGGTCGCCGAGCGCTAGGTGTGCCTTCTTGCGAAGGCTCATGAGCACCACGGACGCGTCGTCACCGGCGTTGGACAGGCACCAGGTCTGCGCCTTGGGGCGCGCCATCATGGTTTTGGTGACTGCGCCCCACGAGTCCCAGTTCGTGTGCTCGCGCAGCTCGTCGAGGACAATCAGGTCGGCGGACAGGCCACGCCCGGCCTTCCGGTTGCTGGCCTTGACCTTGTAGCGCTCACCGGTCTGGAGGTCCAAGGACTTCTTGCCGTTGACCTTGTTGACGTTCTTGATGGTCGCGGCCAGTTCGGGCACGGACTCGGCGATGTCAACGCAGCCGCTCCACAGCTCCTCGGCGATGTCGAGGTCCTGGGCCGTGCCCAGCGTCATCTTCACGCCGAGCACGTACATGGCCCACAGGCAGAGGGCCTGCGCGAGCGTGGACTTGCCGTTCTGGCGTGCGACGAGGAGGACGACGGTACGGAACCGGAAGCGTGTCCCGGCCCGGTTGAGCTCGAGCGCCCGGATGAGGGTCTCCTGCTGCCACGGGAGCAGCGGGATGCCGAGCACGTCGTGAGAGAACTCGATGCACGAGTACCCGGCGGACGTGTCGGGGGTCAGGTCCCGCAGCGGCGGCGTGTGGATGCGAGGTGTGGCGTGCCCGTAGCGGGGCGCGTCGGGGTCACGGAGCGGGCAGTCCCGTTCCGCGTCGGCCATCCACCGGTCGAAGAACTCTCCGGCGTCAGACGGCCCGTAGGCCGGCCGTGCCCTTCCTGAGCGTTTCGAGCCTGCCACCATCGACCTTCTTCTCCTTCTTGGCCCAGGCGGCCCTCATCTCAGGGGTGAGGCCGAGGGCGGCGGCGGTCTTCAGGAACAGGGACTCGCTGACGTTGTCGAAGCGGCCTTCGATGGTGGGGAAGTCGGGGTCGTCGAGCCGGTTGGCGAGACGGCGCAGGAGCTCGACGGTGGGCTGGTCGGCAGGGGTGATCCAGTCGGCGGCGCGCAGCGCGTCATCGACGGTCTCGAGGATGGAGGTGTCGGCGGGGTGAACCACGGTTGCTCCTCAGGTGCGGGGCCGTCCCCATTGGCGGGATTGGTTGCCGATGCTGGGGAGCGCCTGGGGGCGGGCACCCTTAGCACGGTTGCAGGCTTGATGGACGGTGGCGAGGTTCGTGGGGTCGAGCCTCAGGTCGGGGTGGTCTCGCCAGGACCGGATGTGGTCAACGCTGGGAGCGTCGTCAGCGTTGGGGTCGTGCGCGTCCCATTTGATGGGTTGCCCGCAGATGCGGCAGGGAGTGCCGGCGGCCTTGTCGCGGGCACGGACCTGCGCTGCGAGGGTGCGCCACACGCGGCTGTCTCGGCGGAGTCCACTGGACACTCGCGCACCCCCTATGCAGGAAAGGGGCCCCCCCCCCCCCCATTGAGGGAAAGGCCCCCCCCCCGACAGGCTGGGGGGCTGCCCTTCACAATCCCCTGGAAAACCCCTATACCGGAGGGTCCAATCCCCGATAGGAGCGGCGGTCACATCCTACCCTGCATCGGGTAGGGGTGTCCCGCTGGGGTTAAGTGTGCCACTGGTGTCCAGTGTTTGTCCACTGGTGTTGGGGAGTGTCGCGAGGACGTCGCTGAGCCGGTAGAGGGTGCGGCCTCGTCGGTCTCGGCCGGCGGGCTTGAGGGCCCCGGCGGCGACCCTGCGGTGCAGGGTGCGCTTGGAGACCCCGGCGGCGAGGATCGCGGCCTGTGTGTCCACCAGCGGCTCAGCGTCAGTCACGGGTGCCACCTGCTAGACGGGGCGATGGTGATGGTCGCGAGGTTGCGCTCATGGTCGTAGGAGCGGGTGATCTCGTAGTCACCCTCGCGGTAGGAGACCGCGGAGAGCGCGAGCGACTCCTCCTCGAAGAGCCTCTCGACGATGGACCGAGTCAGGGCCGTGTCGTTGGGCGCCTCGACGACGTCGAAGCGTTCGACCTTGCCGAGGGGCTCGAGGGGCTTGCCGTCGACGTAGGCGACACCGAGCTCGTAGGGGTTGGCGGTGGTCATTTCAGGTCTCCTGACTGCGTGTAGGCGGCGAGGGTGATTTCGGAGAGCCAGTCGGATCGGAGCGAGTCGACGGACAGGACGTCTGCGACACGGTGGGTGACGTAGGCCAGTGGCCTACGGAG